GAACTGGAGCTGCTCGATGAGGTACTCGTGGGGGTTCTGGGCCATCTTGCGGCGCTCGTCAGTGTCGAGGAAGATGTAGTCAACATAGAGAGAGGCGGCAACAAGGGACTGCTGGTAGGCAGCAGAAGCAGAAACGGATCCAGCGGCACCATCCAACTTGGTAACGGCCCAGAGGCACTCACCAATGGGGCGGAAATCAATGTTGATCTTGACTTCGTGGTACTGGAGAGCAATGAGGGGAAGGGCAAGGCCGGGGTTGCGGCAGAACCAGAACTGAAGGGGAATGTAGAGGGTGGTCTCAGGGAGCGCGTTACGGGGAGCACAAACCTGGGCGGGGCCACCGGCGGAGGCGCAAGGACCAGAGATGGCAGCAAAATTGGGGTCGCAGATGTAGGTAAGGTGAGTGGTGTTTCCAATCATCTTCCAGTATCCACGCTGCTGCTCGTTGGCAAGGGTAAGCTGGTTCCAGATGTGCATCCAGTCACCATACTGGCGATCGATGCGCTGACCGCCGATCTCGACCTCGACCTGGGCAATGATCTGCTCACCAATGTAGCTTAACCAACGAGCCCAAACCTGGGGAGAAGTAGAGGTTCCCATGTTCTGGTTAATCTCGGGGAGAACAAGCTGGAGGTAAGTGCGGTAGCAAAGATCGCCATTGCGGCTGATTGTGCAGGTCACGCGGCGACCGAAGTCAGCCTGACCAGAGAAGGTCTGCTCAATGGATTCCATGGCAAAGTTTGTGTGGCGGCGATAAGACACCTTCCAGAAAGTAATTTCGGGCGTTCCAGTGAGGAAAACGTCCTGAGCACCGTAAGCGACAAGTTGCATAAGAGCTCCACCCATGGCGCGACTTAGTTATATACAGTGCCGAGAAAAAAATTTCTGGAGAAATTGCTAAATTAATTAATTAATGAATTGGCATTACAATACATCAATTTCACAAACGTAAAATATTCTTACCAAAAATGCTAATAATCTGTTTTGAGGGGACGATAAATATGCAAAAATATAAAATTGTTATTTGAAAACCCAACTTCCTCTAACGCGGCGTAGTCATATTATTAGAAAATTATGTGTTTTGGGACGAATAATGCATGTAAATATTATTTGCAATTATCGAACAGACCTTTAATAAATTTGCCCTGTTTAATTTTATGCATCTCGTTTTCTTTCAGTGTACGTTTTACGGTACGATTACGTTTCCCGTGTTTTAAAGTAACAGATTTAAATCCTTTTCCGCCTTTGATTACTACTTTACGAGTGATATGTTTTCCGTTGTGTCGTCGCTTTTCGGTGTTGTGATAATGAAAGTTTTTCATTTTATATATTAATGTGTTATTTTTTAGATCCACGGATTTGTGTTTTGAATGATAAAGTTTTCTAAATAGTTTTCTTGAAATATTTCGCGGCGATTTTCGTGTTTCTTGGTGAAAATATAGGAATCTTGGGATTTTTTGACTGACCAACCTTGGTCGAGGGCGTTGGTGATAAAGACCATTTTTTGGAATTGCTTTCGATCCATTTGAATATGAGATGGTAAATCTGTTTTATGCGAAATCATTTATATTTTCTGGATACGTGGTTTTTCTTATATTTACGAGTTTTTTTTATATTTATGAGTTTTTCTAATATAACGCCTTTTGTTTTTTGAGATTTTTTTATTACGTTTGCGTTTTGTGTATATTTTCTTACCGCCTTGCCTTACAGAAGATAAAGTTACTGGTAATTGTAATGGTGTCAGTGTATTGTGCCGCCTACTTGGAGGAGGCTGTGAAACTTTTTTTATTTTTTGTAATCTATCAGCTTCTTCTTGTACTTCATCAGCTTCTTCTTGTGATTTATCAGCTTCTTCTTGTACTTCACCAGCTTTTTCTTGTACTTCACCAGCTTTTTCTTGTACTTCACCAGCTTTTTCTTGTACTTCACCAGCTTCCTCTGTTTTTCCTTCTGTTGCTTCTTTTTCTTTTTTTTCTGAAGTCTCAATATAATCTAAATATAACCCTTTATTTTCAGGACCTATCTGTTGATCAATTGCTTCATTTAAATTAGTCAAAAGTATATCTCGAATGACAACGTCTAATTTTTTGTACATAGCTTGAAAATATGAATCTATTATTCCTACTATATAATTATCAGCATCCAACTCTTTCCCTTTTTTTAAAATACGACAAACGTTTATTTTATATTTATCTTCTATTTTTGGTTCTTTATTACTTTCAAGCCAAGTATTTATTGAGTCAAATATTTCAGAACCTTTGTCTAAATATCCACTATAATTCAAATAGTCCTCTTCCCTGTCTTCAAAATCGTCGACTACTTCTTCTTCAAAATAATCCTCTTCATCGTCAACTTCTACGTATTCAAAATCATCTTTTGTATCAAATGCAGCCCCCCCTTTTACTTTTGTTCCTAGTTTTGTCGTCCATTGCATGATTTGAATTAGTTTTTTCGCAGATAATGTATAGCCTGGGATATTGGGACCAAGTTGTAAATTTGCTGCGTCACACCATTCCTGTGTAGTGTCACGTATTCTTGCTCTCATTTCATCTTGCCATTGTTTCAGCCGTTCGGGATTAGTAGTCTTTTTTTTATATTCTCTTAAAAACTCAGGATCGTATTCGTTTCCGTTTGGCGTTGAATTATATGGTATTATTCCATTTATTATATGATTGATAATATTATTTATTCCAGCTTTATCAACTATCCATTTTCTTCCGTCGAATTTCATGCTCAACGTATCAGATTTTTGTTGGTTACAATGAGCATGAGCTGTTCCGTAATTATGAATTTGAATAAATTGCATACTTGCTGCTAACATTCCGGCTAAAAAAGACGCAACAATACCACCAATATGTTCACATTCTCCACAACCAGTAACGTTGTTATTAGTAACGTAATAATATACCATGAGGCCGCACATCCAGCAAAGACCACATCGCCCTTGCCAAATTTCTCTGTCATCGCTCAAATCTACACGTCGGCGCTCTTTTACAGGGATCACCTTTCCGTTTCTATCATTTTTAAATAAAGGTTGATTATTTGAGTCTCTTTTAATAACCATTGCATTTGCCCAGGGAGAACCAGTCGTTGGGTAATAACGTGGCAACCCAAATATATTGTCTCTTTGCGCCAAATGTTTATATGAATAAGCAGGTGCTTTTTTTTTGTCGAATTCGTTTGCTTTTTCAGAAGCACTTTTACACTCAGAATCAGGAGAAGAGATTCCTTTTGCAGTTGTTAAAGTTTCCCTATATCCTGGATCGTGTTTTTGAAGCACATTTTTAATATCAGAGACGGATTTGCCTCCTAACATCATAGTGGCAATAGTTCGAAACAAGGTCTCGTCATAAAATTTGGGGGGTTTTAACTTTTTAGAAGCACCTGGTGGTGGTTTAACTGCTTTTTGTACTCTGACTACTTTTACTGCTTTTCCTGACATATATTTATCTATATAATTATAATATTGCTACAAAATAATAATACCCAAATCAAAACATATAAAAAATCAAATAGAAATGATTAGAAAAACCAATGAATCAAAATCAAAAAAAACTTCAGCCAAAAACCACTAATACGATTGACGAAAAACACACAGAAATGCTTCAATCTTTTCAAGATATAGAAACCACTACTATTCCTCATTTGCTAAAAGAAAAAGAACGTCTAAAGTCTCTCATTTCAACATTGAAAGAAAACGAAATCGATACCTACATGGATATTCGCGACAAAGTCTTGGCTATAAAAAAGCAAATAAAAGACCTAAGGCAACAGAAAAAACGATATCTCTTAAACAATTCCAAGTATATATTCGATTATTTTGAAGAAAAGAAGAAAATTAATACAGGTGATAATAACCAAAATGCAGTGGTTCTCAATTCTTTCTTTAAAATTAAGGCTAAAACCGACGATGCATCCGACCCAAACAACGACAAATATAATCAAGCCAAGCGTTCCTATCAAAATTACTGGCGAAATGTAAACGGCGACATTATTAATATCCAGGATTTCGTCGTTCGTTCCGACATCTGCGAATCTTGTTACCAAGGTGAGCTCATTCCGCAAGATGAAGAGGGTATTCTCATTTGTAATAACCAAAAATGCGGAAAATTTATTACCTACATAATTGATAGTTCTAAACCGACCAACAAAGAACCGCCCAATGAAGTTTCATATACTGCATATATTCGACTCAACCATTTTAAAGAGATTCTTTCCCAGTTCCAAGCTAAAGAAACGACACAAATTCCTGAAGAAGTCATCGACGCAATCCGTAATCGCATCAAAAAAGAGCGCATTAAAGATATGAAATTAATCAACTACGACAAGATGCGCGAAATATTAAGAAAACTGGGCCTTAATAAATACTTTGAGCATATCCAATACATCAATAGCATCTTTGGTATTAAACCGCCTATTATGAATGAGGAACTACACGAAACACTATGTGTGCTTTTTATAGAAATACAAAAACCCTGGGCTGTGCATTGCCCTGCCAATCGTACTAATTTTTTTAATTATACATATACTCTTTACCAACTCTGTGTCCTCTTAGATCAAGTTCAATATCTACCATATATTCCGATGATGAAAGACCGCGAAAAACAATTGGAGCAGGATATGATATGGAAAAAGGTATGTCAGGACCTGGATTGGGAGTTTTTTCCGACAGTATAAAATTTATCTAGTTATATTATAAATGAAATACGCAAAACTGTTAATACTTTTTTTATTAATTATTTTGATTTTAAGTTTAGCATTATCAATTGAGACAAATTTGGAAAATTTTGAATCCAATTCGGATATTAAATTTGTAATGGACAAGGGTTTGTGGGAATTCGATTATCTAAAAAACGATTTGTTCCGTGATTACGTTGATTTTGATAAAAATTTGGTTTCTTTAGCAAATGAGGAATTTTCTAAATTATTAGATGACGAATATGACTATTTAATAGATAATTGCGTATTGACTTTATGTGCCACTGTTGTACCATTAGAAACTGCAATAAAGATTGTAAAAAAAGTTAAACCCAAATGCATAATAATACTTTCGGACGAATTCGGTGATTTAAAAGATTGGATGGTTCTCGCTGAACATACAAAGTTAATATTAAGACAGCATAATCACCCGGGCTATGAGGCAAAATCATACGACAATGTCATACATATTCCGCTTGGTTATGTAAATACGTATTTGAGCAATAAATCTGCGTTGGATATAGAGACAAAGAAAACAAAAGATCGAAAATATACTTGTGCCTTTATAGGTGTTATGAAACAAGACCGACAACATATGACCGATTTATTTGAAAAAAATATACCAGACACATTTATTAAACGTACATCTAATAATTGGAATATTAAAGATCTACCGTTTAGCCCACCAGACACTTTTATGATTTATAGTGATACTATATTTATACTAAACGGAAGAGGTAATAGTTCTGTTGATTGTTTTAGAATATACGAAGCATTAGCCGCCGGAGCTATACCCGTAATTGTTTGTAACAAAAACGAACTAGAGAGGGTTTTTTATTATAACGATGATATTTTACCACCGTTTGTGTTTGCGGAAAATTGGGATGATGCTTTGGCACAATGTAAAGGTTTATTAGAAAATCCCGAAAAGTTGCAAAACAAACAGGATGCAAATATCCAATGGTGGAAAAATAAAATTACTGAAATAAGGAAAAAAATCAAGGACGTGTTGTAAGTGTAAGATTATAAATTGTAAATAAATCTATAATTTATAATATATATGATGAAAAAAATGAATATTTATTTGATTTTAAGTGTTTTTTTGCTTTTTGCGCTAAGTATATTTTTATTTCTAAATAACAAAGAAGGTAGAGAATATTTATCGCAACCACCCAGCCGAATAGGTAATTATTTAGCAAATTACTTTTTCAATTTGGGTGAATGCATTTGTGAAGGAAAAGATTTTTATATAGAAAAATCAGATAATGAATTTATATCATTGTTGCCAAATGAATTACCATATAATTATGATGATATAAGAGAAAAATTTATTGAAAATAACGTCAACCATGAGTTTTTTGATTCAGTAAGAAATACAACTACATGCATAGATGCGTGTAATGCGTGGGAAATTAGAAATGAAAACGGAAAAAATTTTTGGCTTATTATGAAACCTTTGGCTCAAAGTATATTAGACGTCGCGTTTGAAAAAAGTAATTTAAATAAAAAAGTAAATAATCCGGTAATTCATTTTCGTTGTTCGGACGTCCCTATGTCAAGACACAATGTTTATTATTTTCAAAAATACGAATATTTCAAAATGGCGCTCGAGAAGACAACAAAAGAATGCAACAATAAAAATGTAACTATAGTTTACTGTGGTGATCATGAATGTGATGCCGAAAACAAAAGAGTATGTAATATATATAACAAATCTTTATCAGAATACTTGACTTCGTTTAATTATAATGTAAATGTACAGTGTCAATCAATTCAGGAAGATTTTGCTACCTTATATTTTGCACCATTAGTAATATCAACCGGTGGTTCGTTTTCTTTTATGGCGGGATTTCTTGGAAAAGGCGTTTTTGTTTCACCAGGCTTGGAAGGAACTAGTGATGAATTAAATATGCAGTTAAAAGACTGGGTGATCCCTAAAAAAAACTTACTACATGACGATGTACCTGACTATTATAATACCGATGATGTCATTAAACGTTTATCAGATTAAGGTTTTTATTTATTATATTCAAATTGTTCTTTTTCTAAAATATCGATGATTATACGCATTTGATTCGCATCGAGTTCTCGATTTCCGTTGTGATTTCGGAAAAAAATGATCTTGTTATCTTTAATTAACTCACGGATTTTTTCACGATCCTCATCAAAATTGGGCACAAAGTGAAACCCAAAATTTGTGGTGGTTTTGAGAACTGGTTGCATTTCTACCTCGGGCATTTCATTTTGCACAAATTTACCAATACTTACATCATCAATTAATCCCATGTCAATTTTATCTTTATTATTTAACATATTCATTAAAACGTCAGTGGAAAAAATGATAGAGGTTCCACTACTAAAAATAACAAGATTTTCGGGCAATTCGTGTTTTCTATTATTATATTCCATGTTCCAGCAAAGCGCACATCCATATCCTACAGCATTATTGCGCAAATCGACTTCTAATAAATCAAATCGAACGATTGTGCTAATATTACTGCGAACAATATATTTATAATTGGGTATTTCGTCTTTGAAGTATTCAAACGCATCAATCGTCTTTTGTAAAATACCAGGCGTATAAGATTCGTCACCTTTCACGTACAAAATATTGTCTACTAATTCATATTTTTTTTCCAAGTCAGGTTTGAAACAATAGTAATAAGTTGTCACAAACGAGAACCTTTTATAATATTCATTTGTCATTTTCTGCATTTTGTCATAAGAACCGCCATTATCGGTAGAATATAAAACCAAATTCAAAATCGGAATACGTTCTTTGTTCTCGTTTTCAAAAGTTTCCATGTGAAAAATCAGGTAAAATACGTTCATTATGAGTATCAAAAAAACGATAAAAATAATTTTTTCATCAATAATCATAACATATAATATAATATAAAAATATTAAATTGTATACAAGTAAAAATTATTTTATTAATGCTTCTTTCGGTGGGTTTTGTTGCTCTTCTTTCTGCAAAAAGAGCCTTTCTTTCCGGAAACAACCTTGCACTTTTTGGAATTTTGGCGACAGGATTTCTGCGTCTTTCCACGGCAAACTACGCGTTTGGGCATGTTATAAAATAATAAGAGATTTTATTATTTTACTAAATAGAGGTAAGTGGTGACAACTGATTAACCAACCATACGAAGGCCGCCGATTAAATTAGCGCCTAAACCAAAACCGGCACCAGCACGGGCACTCTCACCGATAGAGGGGACGAACACGTCAAGAATGCTAAACGTAGCAGCAGCCGAAAGTGCTAAAATAATCACCTCTTCTAAATTGAGCGACTTCTTAGGAATAACAACAGCGACGAGAGAGATAACAATACCAAGGACTAAATACTTGATAATACGCTTGACGAGTTCAGAAAAGTTAACCATTCCGCTCATTATCGGAGTTATATATTATAGAAACAAAAAAACCAGAAGGAATAGATAAATAAAATAATTCCTAAATCACTTAAACATAATTCTTGGCATATTATAATAAATGACGGCGTTTGAAAAAAAGGTGTTGGACAACGGAAAACCCAATCCTAAATATATTGATTTATGCGACGAAGATCCACCTATTGCCGGGCAAAAATTCGCTTGTTTATCTTTTGTTTCACCAGAGAAGATCCTTAAAAAGCGCGAGGTATACCTTTTTGATGAATTTGTGAAACAGTGGGATTTCTCTAAATCAATGGAAAAGTTTGGTGAATTTCTTCAATTCATGTCTTATAAATACAGTTTACGTCCTGATGATGTAATGAAAAACTTTGATGAATTTAAGGCAGAGGAGATGGAAAAATTACGGGCTTCTTCCACCGAGGATGATTATAAAAATTTTATGGATAAACATGAGGATAAATTGACGGAACAATTCAATCGCGAGAACGCGTTTCAGACTTCAGTACGCGGTCTTAAGGTACGAGGTGTGTTTCCTACACAGGAAGAAGCCGAAATGAAGTGTAAAAAAATTCGCGAAATGGATCCTCATCACGATATTTTTGTAGGACCAGTAGGTATTTGGGTACCCTGGGATCCCGATGCGTATAAAACAGGACGTATGGAGTATATGGAAGAACAATTGAATGAGTTGCATAAATCGAAATTGGAGAACGAAGAAAAGGCAAGGCAGGAGTTTGATCGTCGCGTAAAAGATACTAAAAAGAAGGCGATTGAGGAGAACATTAAACTTGCCGCTAAATCAGGAAATGTATTAACACAGACCATGGACGAGGAGGGTAATTTGGTAGGAGTAAAAGAGATTGTTGATTTTGATAGTCGTGAAGCAGCGGACGAAGAGGAAACCCAACGTTATAATGAGGAGTTGATAAAGAATGCTCTTGCTGAGAATGAGAATTTGCCCGTAGATTAGAAAGGAAAAGTTATTCTGTGTTATTGTGAAAATAAAAATGCTTTGTTAGCTCAGTTGGTAGTAGCATTCGGCTGTTAACCGAAAGGTCGTAGGTTCAAGCCCTACACAAAGCGAGAAAAATTTATTGGATTAATAAACCAATAAATTCTTTATCTAAAAAAGAGGAGGAGATATGTCGTTACAGAGTCCTCTTTTTTTTACTTTGACGTTTTTTCTTTTTTCCGCCTTCAAAATGAGGGTCTTTATTTTTTAATCCATTTTTTTTCATAATTTCTGCTAGTTCCAACTTTCTTTTTTCGGTTTGCGCTTCTTTCGCCGTTTGATACCATTTTGGCTTTCCGGTTAAATCCGCAGGTTTGTTGTAATCATTCACCACCTTTTTACTAAGTTCATACTTTGGACGCGGTGGATAGCGTTTATAGTAGCTGACCCAATGATCATGTTCTCTTGTTGGCTGCCTCTCTAAAGGAGGTCTTGGTTCAGGACTAGGCTCATCCATAGAATCTACAACAGACTCAATTGACGAGCGTTTACTAGATACAGAGGATTTCGGCGAATAAGAAGGAGATTTCATTTCATCCTTGCTATTAGATCGTGAAGGAGGAAGAAGTGAATCTCTGTCAGATTCTTTACTTGCATCCGACAACCATTCTTCAACCTCAGGACGTTTTTTTAATGTCCTCTTCTTTAGCGCTCTAGGAATTTTGGTGGTCCTGCGAAAATTGTTTTGTGAAGGA